GCAAGCAATCAACAATGTAACTGGTGTAGCGTTAACGGTTTTACAACAACCGTTTGTGTCCATTTACACAATCAACAGATCGACTGTTCCTTTTGCTTATACTGAAAAGACTGACATTCAATGGCAGTTGGCTACAAGTACAAGCACGGTTGCAGCTGGCGTTGTTATTGCCGGTAAACTAATTGCGAATGCATAATCATGAGCACTCCAGCATGGCAACGCAAAGAAGGGAAGAACAAGAACGGTGGCTTAAACGCCAAGGGTCGGGCATCCGCAAAGAAGGAGGGGATGAATTTAAAAGCTCCCCAACCAGAGGGCGGATCAAGGAAGAAATCCTTCTGTGCCAGGATGGAAGGTATGAAAAAGAAATTGACGTCAGCAAAAACAGCCAACGACCCCAACAGCAGAATCAATAAGAGTTTGCGCGTTTGGAAATGTGCCGATGGCTGCGCTGTAAGAGGACACACTAAAGGCAGGATGGTTTAACATGGCTACAAAAAATGCTGGAGCTGGTAGAGGTTTTGTAAACCCACAACGTACCGACGAGCCCGATGAAACGTATGTAACGCCTTCACAGCGTTATGAGATGGAAAAAGAACGTCAAGAGCAAAAAGAGCAAGCTCAAAACGAGGCGGCCTACAATGAAGCCAGTCAAAGTATGGGTAAGAAGCATGGCGGGAAAGTCAAACATCACGTTAAGCATCACGCCAAAGGCGGATCAGCTCATCACAGAGCAGACGGAATTGCCGAGCGTGGACACACCAAAGGCAGATACTTATAATGGACTCGACGATATGGAATGCGGTTCTCTCCTTACTTGTCGCCTTGCTAGGCTGGGTGTTGAGAGAGAAATCAGCAGAATTGCAACGCGTAACTATTTTGCTGAACAAGACTCGGGAAGAGATTGGCAAAGAGTATGTGAGCAGAGCAGAAGTCCATGCCGATATAAACAGAGTTCTGGACCGGTTGGATCGTCTGGAAAGCAAGATTGATAGATTGATGGAGAGCGCACATGCCGTCAGTTAGCAAAAAGCAGCACAATTTCATGGAGGTGGTGGCTCACAGTCCATCTTTTTCCAAGAAAGTAGGGGTCCCTCAAAGTGTGGGGCAGGAGTTCAGTAAAGCGGACAAAGGCCGCACATTTAAACAAGGTGGAGATATGGAAAAGAAACACGAAATGCATCATCATCATATGAAGATGGCTCATCATCACTTGAAAGAAGCGATGAAACACGGTGGTACAGCACATCACAAAGCTTACGCCAAAGGCGGTGAAGTTACTGGTATGCACGGCACTGAAGAAAAGCGCGGCATGACTACAGCCAAGATGGGCAAAGTCAAAGAAGGCGGAATTAAAAAGCACGGCGAGCACTCAGTTCAAGAGCGCGGTCATACAAAGGCCATGATGCCTAAGATGGCTGGTTCTACAACTGGTATGAAGCGCGGCGGAGCTGCTAAACATCATCACAAAAAGTGAGGCATACCATGCACAGCAAACATCACGAGCACGACAAGCACGTTCACCCAGCTGGTCATGAGCATCCACATGAGCACAAGCACCATGTGCATCACATGAAGGAGCACGAGGCTGGTGGTCACGTTCATCACCATCATCACTACAAAGAACATGCTGCTGGCCACAAGCTGCACCATGAAGTTGTAGAGCACATGCACAAGCACCAAAAACACGCCGGTTAAGGAGTTAATCATGCCAATGATGCCAAGAATGCGTAATGCGATGGCTGCACCTACTGTTGCAGCTCCTATGGCTGGACGTATGCCTGTTAATCCAATGTTAGCAGCGCGTCGTCCCGGTGGTATGAAAAAAGGTGGCATGACTCACCGAGCACATGAGCGTGCTGATGGTTGCTGCGAGCGCGGCCATACCAAAGGCACAATCGTAGCCTGCAAAGGTGGGATGTACAAATGATGGCTAGTAGGGGTATGGGTGACATTAACCCGTCAAAAATGCCTGGTAAAAAGGTAATACATCGCAAGGATAAACCAAACGATGTAGATGTGTATGCTAAAGGGGGAGCAGTGTGGAATACACCAAACCCCAAGAAAAAACACAAACACTTGAGCCCAGCCAAGAAAGCTGCCGCGAAAGCATCAGCCAAAAAGGCAGGGCGTCCCTACCCCAACTTAATTGACAATATGAAAGCCGCAAAATGAAAAATGAAATCGTTAGCTTTTTAAGCGAAGCCGGACATTCTATTTCTGGTTACGAGCACAAGCTCTTAGAAAAGTTTGCTGCTTTTATGAGCAAAGCCAATGAACCTGTCGTTGAGACTCCTGCACCTGTTGTCGCTATTGATCCTGCTCCTGTTGCTGTTGAAGCACCTGCGGAAGTAACTGCTGGTAATAGTACCAATACTGAAGACAAGTAAATGGCAACAACATCCGGCGTTGCAGCGTTCAATCTACAGCTTCCCGAGTTAGTCGAGGAGGCTTTTGAGCGTTGCGGTGGCGAATCCCGTTCGGGATATGATGTTAGGACGGCCCGTCGGTCATTGAATTTACTCTTTGCCGATTGGGCCAACCGTGGCATCAACATGTGGACGTTTGAGCAAGACGCCATTACATTGGTTCCTGGACAGCCCACATACGCATTGCCTGACGATACAGTTGATTTGCTTGAACACGTTATTAGAACGCAACAAAATGTGGCCAACAACCAGGCCGATTTAACAATTACACGCATCAGTGTTTCAACTTATGCGACCATTCCAAACAAACTTATTCAAGGGCGCCCTATCCAAGTATGGATTCAGCGTCTTTCAGCCAATGATCAAGTCACTGCTGCCACTGTATATTCCGCTGTTGGCACAACGGACACCTCGATTGCCGTTAGTACCCTCAATGGACTACCAAATGCTGGTTTTATTAAGCTCGATTCCGAGCTGATTGGGTACAACGAGCTCCAGCCAGCTGCAAATGGAAACCCTGCTTACCTCTTGAACTGCACTCGCGGCCAAGGAAACACCACAGCTGCTACACACAACGCTGGAATTGCAGTCATTTTGTCGCAGAAGAACAGTATTACCGTGTGGCCAACCCCTGATTCATCGCAGGTTTACCAGTTTGTGTACTGGAGAATGCGCCGCGTCCAGGATATGGGCGGCGGTACCAACATTGCTGACGTGCCATTTAGATTTGTTCCATGCTTGGTGGCTGGACTGTCCTATTACATGGCGTTAAAAGTACCAAATGCGCTGGAAAGATTACCAATTTTGAAGTCTCAATACGATGAGGCTTGGGAATTGGCAGCTGGTGAAGATCATGAGAAGGCGGCGGTGCGTTTTGTGCCACGCAGGATGTACATAGGCGGGAGTTACTGATCATGGGCAACAGGTTTGCCTCTGGTAAGAATGCGATTGCGGAATGTGATCGTTGTGGGTTTCAATATAAGTTGACGGTTTTAAGAAAAGAGATCATTAAAACCAAAAATTACAACATATTGGTATGCCCTTCTTGCTGGGACCCAGATCAGCCTCAGTTGCAATTGGGCATGTACCCTGTAGATGACCCACAAGGACTGCGAGATCCGCGCCCTGACACCACCTATTACGCTTCTGGCGTGACTGCTGATGGAAGTATTGGCGGCGGCAGTAGAGTTTTTCAGTGGGGTTGGAATCCAGTTGGCGGAGCCAGTAGTTTTGATGCAGTTTTGACGCAAAACTATTTGATTCCAAACGTACAAGTGGGTACAGTTACAATAGTTACAACGTAGGAGCTAAAAATGGCTAAACATGACGACATTAAAGAAGACAAAAAGCTGATCAAAAAGGCTTTTGGTATGCACGATAAACAAGAGCATCCCGGCAAGCACACCGACTTGAGCAAACTCAAGAAGGGTGGCAAAATCCACAAGATGGCCAAGGGTGGCGTCACTGGTAAAGCCATGAGAGCTGTCGGCCGCAATTTGGCTCGCGCTCACAACCAAAAACCTGGGAGCAAATAATGGCTACTCAAATTAAACCTACAAAAAAGAATAGCCCAGCTATTCATCAAGGTAAAAACTCTGACAATGGTCCAGCAGAGCAGTATGCCGGTCGTTATAAAGAAGCCGCATTTGATTTGGATGCTAGAGCAAATCGCAGTAAAGCTGATACGTTAGACATGTCTATCGGCGGAATCAGTAAATCTGCTGGCAATGAGCCCGTTAAAGATTCAGGCATCAAGATTCGCGGCACAGGAGCTGCCACTCGTGGCGTGATGGCTAGAGGACCAATGGCGTGAACTACACTCAGCTTAAACAACTGATTCAGGATTACACTCAAAACTACGAGACCACTTTCGTAGCGGATATTCCTACGTTTGTTGAGCAAGCTGAGCAGCGCATTTACAACTCGGTACAGTTTCCTTCGTTACGCAAAAATGTAACCGGCAGTATCACACAGTACAACCAATACTTGTCTACACCTTCTGACTTTTTGGCGCCGTATTCGTTGGCCATTTATCAGACTGCTACAACGACAGCGACTGGAACATCT